TTCCATCAATACCTGGTTCTTCAGGAACTTTACCCAAAAGATTTTGATCTGCGGTTGCAGGAACTTCTTGTGCTGGTAATGGTTCTCCAGTAATTGGATCAATTGTTGCTGGATTTGGAATGATTCCTTTTTCAATTTCATCCCTAATTTGATCATCAATCTCAATAATTTCAGAATCAGTTTGACGAAGAACTTTTCTTCTTACATATTCATTCGAATAAAATTTACCAATATAAGGTTCAATTTGTGCCAAATTGGTTAATCTATTAGTCAGCAATTCAGATTCTTTTAATTCTGCAAAATGATTGTCATAAAGGAAATCATACTGAATATGATCCGCCATGATGGTCCAATCTTCTGGCGTTACAATATTCTTAAGGATCAATTGTGTACGGAGCATATCCGTAAACATATTTGCAAATCTTTTTCTCAATCTTCCAACGAACTTAGTGAATTTGAGTTCATCTCTTAAAATCTCTGATGAACGACCTAAGTTAAATCCACCATCGCTTGCAATTCTGGATTCTGGAACATTAAGTGCCCTATAAAGTTTTTTTTGAAAATATTCAATATCCTGAAGTTCTCCAAGATTCTGACCACCAGGAAGAGTAGTAATTTCAGTTCCTCTACCACCTTCACGACGAGGAAGCCAAAAATCTTCCATCATACTCATAAACTTACGATCATCACGAACTTCACCAGTTGATCCGTCATAGACAAGTTTATTTCTATAACGAGACATGGTTTCTTTAAGATATTGCTCCGCTTTTATCTTGGGAAGATTGCCAACATCAATATAAAAAATTCTTCTTTCTGGGGCACGGGAAAGGCGATAGATTACGAGAGAATCTTCAATCATTCTCAATTGATTAAGTGCCTTAATTGCCTTATGAAGATATGAAAGAATTGTTCCTTTATTTCTATCTACGAGACCTGAGGTGCAATAAGTAACAGAATCTTTTGCAATTTTAACCGATTTTTGATTTCCACCACCAGCCATCATTCCACCGGGATATGCTGGAGTTGGTGTATACAGGAAAAATTCTTCAATTTCCGGATGAAAAATTTTTTGATTTTCTCCTACCTTTGCATAATTAAATAATTCTTTATTTTTCGGTTGCTTTTCTTGACGAATATATCTCATTTTCATGGGATCAATATACCTCAGATCCATGATCCCATCTTGAGGTCTATTCACATCAATTACTTTTAAGTAATATAATCTTCCGTCAGTATACCAATTCCTAAAAATTTCATGGGCTTTTTTATCAAAGTCCATGATTTCTTTTAAATATTTAAATTCTTGTCTTATGGTTTTCTTTAAATTATCGCTTGCGTTTAGGTTTGATAATTCAATTTCAATTGGAGAATCATAAAGATCACTTACAATAGCTTCGTTTACAATATCTTCTACTGCATTATCACATTCTGGATGTAATACCATTTCACGATATCTTTTGATCAGATCAAACTCTGTTCTATAGATACCTTCAATATCTAAATATTGCCCATAAAATCCACTAGCAATAAAGTTATCAACCCCGTCCTCATTATTAGGAGGAACGGGGGAGATAACTGATTTAGAATTTAACCTGCCTTCACCATCATCAATAGAAAAACCAAAAAGTTTTGTTACCGCCATTTTATAGTATTGACTTGTTTTACCTATTTATCAGTTGACGTTAGAACCGCCAGCAGCAGGGCTATCACCAACAACAGCTTCCCACCAAAGAACTTGGAACTCACAAGTGAATTCTTCAATATTATCCGTAGTTTCGTAAGAAAGGGGAATTGCTGAAATCGAAGTTGGGAATAGATCATACATGTGATATGCTCTCAAAGTAGATCCATCACGATCCAATTGATAAACAAAAGCATCTGCCTGATAAAGAGTTGGATCAGTTACGCCAGTGTTATCCGAAAGGCGATTAATTGAATTCATCCAAACTTCCAGAGCCGAACGAATTGCAAAATCGGTATCGTTAATGACTGTAACAGTCCAGGTTTCAAATGTTCTGTCTCCAGCAACTTTTAAAATTCTTCCACGGAATGGAACATTAATTGGTCCAATTTGTGAAGGTGGAAGAGCTGCTGCTTTAACCAAAAATCTTGCTTTATCTAAAGTATTAGTATCGGTAGGAGCAGAAGCTGGGAAAGAAAGAACAACTTCAAAGAGATTAGGTCTGGTGCCACCACCAGCTAACTTACTTTTGAAGTCAGTAATTTTTCTTAATGGGGGTGGATTAAGTTGATTGTAAGTTGCCATTGTTGTTTAACCTCTAGTTAATTAAAATTTACCGATTACTTCACTAAATGCAACACCAGTTCTGGTGGCAACAAAAGTAAGACCAACAAAGTTAATTGATCTTGCAGGTTTAATGTATATATCAGCAACAAATTCATTTGCATCAATTACTGCAGCAGTATTATTTGATGTATCACAAATTACGACGAAATCATAAATACCTCTCTTTGCTTGAACATCACGTAAGAAAGGTTCAACAATATTCACAAAATCAGTTCTTGTAATTGAATCGTTGAACTCAAAAAGTTTATCTTTTGCTGCCTTAGAAATTACTTGTTCTAAGTAGATAAACAATCTACGAACATTAATTCTGTCAAATGCAGATGAATATCCAAGACCTGTTTTATCCCCAAAGAGAATAATACCAGCACCAGGAGAGAAGATAATTGGATTAATTCTATTCGTGTAAAGAAGATCTCTTTGTGATTTATTTGGATTATATGCCAACTTAACAGCATTCAAAATTGCTCCTCTAGTTGTCCCTGCTGGCGAATACCATGGGAAGTTAGTTGCATCATTACGAGCACAAAGACCTGCAAGATCTCCATTTAATGGAATATATCTAAAAGTATTTGAATATCTATCATACATGTATTTGTATGAGCTACCAAAAACTGCATATGATGTTGATGGAATCGGAGCATAATATGCAATTACATTATTAGTAATTGTAGCATCAGAATTTACTGTTACTGACCCAGTAGAAGTATCATTCAAAAATGCTTGCCTATATGGAGAAATAAATGCTACAGCATCTTTTCTTTCTTCTGCTACAGCAATCAATTGTGAAGCAAGTGATTGTGCAGTTGTTTGATCATAATTTGCAGAACCCATCAATAAGAAATTAATTTGATAAAGTTCACTATTAATAAATTTCTGATATCCTGCAGATATATTAGCTAGTGTGGCTGTTAAAGATCCGGATACGGAAGATGTTATTCCGGCAGTGCCATTGTAATCTAAACCACCCGCAAGCGTATATGTATTTGATCCAGCAGCAGCAAATACGATATTATTAGTGTCTTGATCCCAACCACCCGTAGTGGCTAATGTATATGAAGTTGCAGAAGTTCCTACAAATCCAGTCGTTACAATTCCTGCAGGAGCACCACCACCAAAGATGTATTTTGAATTTGTTGCAAGATAGCTTCTCCAATAAGATGGAGAACCTACTGAGAATTGGGCATCAATTCCTTTGCAAACTCCAAGATGCTTCTCAAGAATTGTTCCTGCATTTCCAGTAATTGAACCAGTATCATCAATTACTACAATGTTTAATTGATCGAATCTTGATCCTCTAGAAGCAGCAAATGATGAAGTTACTGGACGAGGAGCAAGATTATTCCAATAAATTGTGGAATTTGTTAAACTAATAGTTTGTTGATTGTACCAATCAATTGCAGACGATGGAGTAGCCGTAGTAATACCAGTTCCACTATTATTTAAAACAGTTACATTTGATGATGTATTAAATGCCCAAGTTCCGGATGGCTGATAATCAATATTTGTTACTGTATTTGCAGTTGAAACTTGAGCAAGAACTTTAACTGAAATAGTTCCCGAACCAATTTCAGTAATAATTCCCTTTAAGTATCCACTCAATGGTGTACTTGATCCAACTCCAGGACCAAATCCCGTAAGTGCTTGAGTAATTCCATATCCAACTTGAATTGATGATGTAGAAATTCCTAAAGTTTGATCCGCTTTAGCGTCAATAACTGCAACTTTAACTCCATTTGCCCATGATCCTGGATTATTGGCAGCTACTGTTACACCAGTAATTGTATTGGTATCATATCCTAGATTTGTATAATCAGTTAAACTTTTAATTTTGATGCTTGATGCTGTTCCAACAAATGCATTTTTAAGATTAGTGCTATCTGCTCTTACGACTTGC